AAGAAATTGAACTATGGTGGAGACATGATTACTCTCAAGGAGGCGGAGGTCGGTAATGGCTACTGATAAGTATTTTGATAAATTCCCTATTGTCACATTCGCTGATAACCAAGTTGTGGATATAACACGGCGTGTGACTATAAGCGATAGAGTGTCCCGTGATCCATACACATTCCATCCATATGATATAAACTCTAACGAAAGGCCAGATCAGTTTAGTAATAGATATTACGACGATCCCCATAAAAGTTGGTTGTTGTATCTCAGTAATAAAATAAACGATCCATATTACGAATGGTATCTTTCAGAAGAAGAGCTTGATGGTCTTCTTGAGAAGAAATATAGTTCGGTATATGATTCTAAATCAAAAACGTATTATTACCGTAATAACTGGGAATCACAAGAAGATATTTCTGTGAGTGCTTATAATGCACTTTCAATAGGAATGAGAAAATACTGGCAACCTAACTACAGTGATACCAATAGTGTCATGTCATATTCCCGAAAGGAAGTTGATTGGGCGACTAGCACTAATAAAGTTATTTCTTACACTGTTGCTAATACTAGCTTCACTAAAGACGAAATATGCGATATATACCTGAATAGCTCAGCGGTCGGTAAAGGTCAAGTGACTATGTCTACAAATACGCATGTATATGTACAACACGTTACTGGTGATTTCCAAGAAACAGACACATTGACCATCAGTAGTGGATACATATATGGTAATGAAAGTCAAGTTAATACAGCCGTGACGGAAGCAACTACTATTTATTCTAATATAGACGATGGTGAGTTTGTTTACTGGAAACCGATAACATACTACGATCATGAGTACGAACAGAATGAATATAACCGCTCGATTAGGGTTATGGATTCTGATGAATCGGCTCAGGCTGTGATAAACCTAAGAGATCTATTGGAGGAGTAATTGATGGCTATTGGTGATATATCATTCGAAGAACTCAAGATTGGTGACATGAATTTGCTTGCAGATGACACACCTATTTACATTGGTGTGACTATAATCGAGGATATTCTCAAACCATTCGGACCTTCTTGTGAGATAAAATTATTAGATGCTGTCGACGGCGCTAAAGAAAATGAGGTGACGGGTTCTTTTCAGGACGTTGTGAAGGTTAAGTTTAAAGACACAGAAAATAATAAAATTTCTGCTTTTGAGTTCAGACAACATAGCGGGGTCGGTCAAACAATTGCCGCGGATTCTAAAAGATCTAAAAATTATTCTATTAGGTGTGTCAGTCCTGAGTATCTCAGTAAAGATGACCGAACAGTAACTTCGGCACACAGTGATAAACCAACGACTGAGATTCTTAAGAAGACATACGAAGATTACACCAAAACAAAAAAGAAAATAAATGTTCTGTCTGAAGCCGAAAAGAGGGATAAGACATACGCATCCATCCCAACATCGGGCGTCACTAGAGCGTTGATGCGGGACATGACATTCCCCGATGCACCACACTCCCCAGCCGCAGTGTTCCAGACACAGAAAGACGGGAAACAAGAACTTCAGATAACTAATTGGGAAGAAATAATGAAGAGATCTCCCAAAGTTACATTAAAATATTCGAATGTCAATTACACTGGCGCGACTGATGATGAGAAGCGTAATGTTATATTGGCGGCTAATGTTGATAGACTATTCGATAGCAGTAATAGAATTAAAGAAGCAGCAGCTGCTGAGTCGTTTAATCTATCAACCCACACTGTGGTCGATAGAAAACCAAGTAGCTCGGAAGTTGGTACGGTTAAGGGTAAAAAACTCTATAGTGATAAAAGGGATAGCAAAAGCAAATATTCAGTACCTTCTTCTGAGGACACTATCAATAATTCGAAATCCCATAATTCAACCATTTCCAAAGAACAGAGAACTAGATATTTATCACACTTAACGCAAAACCAAGGAACTGTTAAAACTTATGGGAACCCAGACATTTCTTTGGGTGATACTATAACATTAGAGATGCCTGCTGGGGTGGATGAAGACAAAACAGGCGGCGAGAGACAGTTCAATGGTGATGTGGTTGTGGTTGGTATAAAACATAAGATTGGCACTCCTGGTTCATCACCCAACTACATTATGGAGCTTACAGTGGTAAAGGGTGGATTCGAGGAAAGTAAGGGTAAGAGCGCATGATTGAAATAGGCGAAGTACGCGACAATAGAGATCCATCAGGCTCCGGACGTTGTAAAGTCAGGAGATATAACAGGGAAAATGATGAACAAGCTGTACCCGATGAAAGCTTGTGTTGGGCGCATCCAATGACGCCAATCACATCTTCTTCTAGTGGTGGTATTGGCATCAAACCGAAAGCGTTAGTTGTTGGAGCTCGTGTTCTTTTGATGTACATGCCAGAAGACCATGACAAACAATCTCCTATCATTATGGGGACTTTGCCGAGAGCCTATGGCGCTAAAGAAAAGGGTATTCAACAAAGAGACCCGAATACCGGCGCTGATGGTGATACCACAGACAACCCAGATTTAAAGGTGTAATTGATATGGCAATTGATATGTCAAAACATGGAGTGGAAGCGGCCTACAAAAAAATTAAACAAAATGAACAAAATGTTCTTTTAAGAGAAATTTTCACACCTTCTCTCACTACCGACGCAGCAACGCTCGTACCCCCTCTCCCTACCGACGCAGCAACGCTCGTAAACAAACCTGCTTTTGCTACGCCGCCTAACAAGGTGGATGACCCTGAAAACCCAGTAGCTGCTGATACAGACACATCCACACCCAAACAACAGGCTAATGCAGAACTCGCCAACAAAGAAACAACATCATCAGTTGATCCATCGGTAAAGACTTTACCTGGAGCTATGTCTAAGGCTGGGCAAGGCGCGGGTTTCTTGCCTAAAATGTATCCATCTATGGCTTCTGTGAGTTCGTTGGTGAGTGGTGATTCTGAATCGTCCAGAAAAAGAATAATGACCTTGGCGCTTTCCGAGGCTTATGTTGTGTTATCAAACTCTAGAACATACGAGAAATTAGATATTATATTGTCTTCAATCTCGGAGAATATATTAAATGTCACAGAGTTATACCAAGATGTTGTCACAGAATCATACACATCTATCCAAAACGATTACGAAACTTATGGTTCAAGCGTTATACCAACTATAACATATAAGACTGTTCTGCAGATTGGTGATCCACCTGTTGGGTTAGACACCACTATACCAGACTTATACACTCAAGTATATTATAGTTATGACGAAGACCCGAACCCAGGTTATACAAAATGGATTTCTAGTGATGAGAGTGAGTACGTATTCATAGCTAGGGTCTTGGGTGAGAGATATTATGAATCAATCGATGAGGAAATATTGTCCCTTGCTGTTGAAAAAGCAGTTTTGGCTTTAGACCCTTATGTTGTTCTAGAGTCTATGACGATTTCTGTTTTTAATGATATATTGGCTTCCATTGATTCTGATGTCAATACTAAAAATAAAGAAAAGACGCTAGGTAAGAACTCAAGTGGACTCAATGTTTCTTCTTTGATGCAAATACTGATGGGTGCTGCTGGCGCTAGATCAAGCGCGCAATCTTCTCAACAGATGGCACGTAGTGGGCAGGTTTTGGATAGTAGTAAGATGTCAGCACTTATGACGAGTCATGAGGATAAGGTGGCAAAGGCTGCTAAAATATCACAATTACTTACAAATACATTTAGTGGAACTTAAATAATATGGCTATAAAACCAGGACATGATAATAAAAAGTTACCAGAAGTTTTAAGTTCTGTACAGGACGAACTTGATGTTCGGTATATCTACACCGAGAGCGATGGTATCAATTTCAAGATATCCCATATGAATCCCGAGGACTATAAGAAAACTAGCTTCGATGAATTTTATGATGCTTCTGGGGAGTATAGTTCTAAGGGTTCGTATCCGGAAGATGATCACAGGGGTTTGAGTATTTCTTTCAAACATCATTCTAGGGATTTCATCCAAGGTGGTGCATCACAGACTGTTTACGGACATAACGATAAAACAGTAAACGCCACAGATAAGACTTCCGTGGCGGGTGATTCTGGTACTGACATCATCGGTAATAAGTTTGTTGCCGTGAAGGGTCAAGAGATTACGGCTGTTAGGGAATCACGTGTTGTGACAACATTTGGTGCTTCCGAAGCGCCAACATATGACATTAAAAATGGTGATTCAACGGACACAGTGAAGGGTGATAAAAATCAAACTGTCGAAGGCGATAATGTAGAATCCAATAATGGTAGTAAGTTGGTTATCGTCGGAGATGAATATGGCGTTAACGTACAAGGCGGTAATTTCGATCAGCACGTTAATGGCAAGACAGCAATCTATTCAGAAAGCGATTTATTGATCGAAAGCGCTACGAAGATAACTATTAAAGTAGGTAGTTCTACTATAGTCATAACAGATTCCGCTATCGATATTGATGCAACGCGTATAGACCTCAACTAAATATAAGAAAATAAGAGTAATAATAAAAAAACTATGCCAGCAGCACATAGAAATTCAGATATCAGGACATGTGGAGCCACCACAATAGTCAGTAACCAATCGACTGTATATGTAAATGGTGAACTCTGGGCGGTTGCAGGCGATCCAAATAGTCATGGTGGTGGTAATTTGGTAAATTCAGGTAGTACTGTTTTCGTAGAAGGCGCAAACGTTATAGTGAATGCTCCTGATAGCGCTTCGCCTGATGGTCTTTGTCCTATACCTGGCGGTAATCACTGTAATCCCGCCACCAGTGGTGGTTCACCTGACGTGTACTCATACGGAGATTAAAGTAAATGGCTAGAATAACAAGAGCGCAGTTCTTAACATCGGGGAAGAAAAAAACAGAGTACTATTCTGATTTCATGAGCTCGTTCGCTAAGACTCCAGTTGGTGATCAATTGGCTAGGGTGGTGAATGATCGCTCCATTGAACAATCATTAAAAAACTTAATGATGACTGATGTCGGTGAGAGATTATTCCAACCCCAGATTGGATCTAATATCAGAGCAATGTTATTTGAAAACGACGCTGGGTTTGTTGCCTCGACTGCGGAACACTATATAAGATCAACTATCGATATAAATGAACCAAGGGTGTATTTGGAGGATGTGCGGGTGGACTCCAGTCAAGATAATAATGAAGTTAATATTAGTGTTTTTTACAGCACTATCAATACCCCTGAACCAAAAGTATTCAATCATATTTTAAGAAGAGTCCGATAAATGGCAAATAGTTCTTTAACACTAAGTTCGATTGATTTCGATACGCTAAAAACAAATTTTAAGGAATTTCTAAAAACACAATCGGTCTTTAAAGATTTTGATTATGAAGGTTCCAACATCAATACTTTACTTGATGTTATGTCATATAACTCATATTTAAATTCTTTCTATTTGAATATGGCCGCTTCAGAGATGTTCCTTGATTCCGCGCAACAATACGATTCTATTGTATCGCATGCGAAAGAACTCAACTACATCCCACGAAGTGCTACTTCTTCTTCTGCTAATGTGACATTAACTATGGAGACATCAGGTATAACTGGTGCAATGATTGTGCCAAAGGGAACAAGATTTTCAGGCACTAACTCAAATGGTGTTTTTGTTTATACTACCAATGAAGCCCAGTCGATTACTTCTGGAAACACAACATACACATTGAGCGACCTTACTATTAAAGAAGGTGATTATTTATCAGATACATATGTTGTTGATGGTGATATCGAAAGACAACAATTTCTCATCAATACTGTTGATGTTGACACTTCAAGTATCACAGTACACCTTATAGAAAATAATGGCGCTTCGAACACAGAATATACTAAAAAAGAAACTCTATTTGGATTAGGTTCTGACTCCGAG